GCAAAAAAACTTACTAGAAAAGATACTCTAAGTAAGGCATTCCCACATCACTATATAACTAGAGTCGAGAACCCAGACGGTTCCGTTAGTATTTCATTATTACCTAAAAATGTTAAGAAAACTGATAAGGAGATTTCAACAGTGGCAGAAGTTGAGGAAACTTCGTAAGAGTGATCCGTACATTTACGAAGAATGATTGGATTTAGTGAAGGTTTTCATGATGCTGCCATTTCAGTTGTAAAGAATGGGCGTATTACATATGCCAGTCATGCTGAACGATATTCTCGTAAAAAGCACGATAAACGCTTAACTGCTGAACAAGCGACTTTAGCGTTGGAACTAAATGGCGATGATACTATAGCATTTTACGAAAAAACTGGATTTCTCAAAAGATCACGTCAATGGTTCGCAGGTCAATTTGATACTGCGAAAAAAGAACGTGTTTTAGCACTAAAACCGACAGTTAATCACTATCATCACTTATCACATGCTGCTGCTGCGTTTCAAACGTCAAAATATGACGAGGCAGCTTGTGTAGTAGTAGATAGTATTGGAGAATGGGATACTGCAAGTATATGGAAGGCGAAATATGAAAATGGAGTTGCGAAATACTATAAAAAGTGGAATATGTGTTATCCAAGGTCTATTGGACTCTGGTATTCTGCTTTAACTGATTATGTTGGTCTAAAACCCCTAGATGAAGAATATATTTTCATGGGAATGAGTGCCTTTGGAAAACCCTGTCATACCAAGCGATTACGGAGACAATTATGGGCAAATAATCACAAAGGTATAAGAAGACCGATAAATGGAGACCATGTAGACATCGCTGCTAGTGCTCAAGTAGTGTTAGAAGAGGAGTTAACTAAGATATTCAAGATTGCTCTTAAGTTTAGTGATAATATTTGCTATGGGGGTGGAGTTGCATTGAATTGTGTTGCTAACTCTAAGTTGCAAGTACAGTGTGATGATAACTTATGGATTATGCCCAATCCTGGCGATGCTGGTGGGTCATTGGGTGCTGCTTTGCTTTCTTATGGTAAAAGAGTTCCATTTAGTCCGTACTTAGGTTATAATATAGAGAAACCGTGTGATCCTAAAGAAGTTGTCGAAGAAATCCTCAAAACTGGACTCGCTGGTGTTGCAAATGGTCGTGCTGAGTTTGGTCCTAGGGCTCTTGGTAACAGAAGTCTATTGGCGGATCCGAGAAAAATGGAGAACAAGAGAAAAGTAAATGATATCAAGAAAAGACAAAGATTTAGACCATTTGCACCAGCAATACTAGAAGAGCATGCAGTAGACTATTTTGATATGCCTAGGCAGTCAAGGCACATGTCTTATGTGTACTCTGCAAAGCGTGGTAGTGCCATTCCAGCATGTATACATGTCGATAACACTGCAAGAGTCCAAACTGTCCCTAAGATCTCTTCTAGCGTCATTAGACCCATACTGGAGTGCTGGTATGAAAGAACAGGGTGTCCTGTCCTCTTAAATACTTCATTAAACATTCGTGGTATGCCTATGGTAAATACAATAGATGATGCTGTAGCATTTTCTACAAAATACGATGTAAGGGTATTCTAGTATGTGGATAGATGAGAACCCAAATAAAATATGGACTAAGGAAGAGTATGAGTCTATAAAGGATAGTAAGGTTATGTGTAACTTACCATTTCAGCAGTTGAGGAATGGTACTGGAATAAATTATCAACCATGTTGTTGGGCTAGGACTATGACTCCATATGGTCCCCAAAACAAGGATCCTCTAGAGCATTTCAAAGGAGACGAGTTTACTGAATTACGAAAAGATATGCTATTGGGTAAAAAGACTCCTAGATTAAAGCATTCTTGCGATTTATGCTGGAAGGATGAGAAAGAAAGTGGATGGTCACCAAGAATGAATAACCCACTTAATATAGATTGTCTGCAAAACTTTGATAAAGAAGGAAAGATGGTCGAAACAGACCATAGGTTTATTAAGTTAGAATTAAATGCTTTTGGTAACTACTGCAATCTTCAATGTTATGAGTGTCAGGTAGAAAACTCCAGTGGTAGAGAACATGCAGTAAAACAACTTGGTGAAATAGATCCAAAATGGTTAGGATTGTTAAAACGCTATTCATTTGTTGATAGGGATGTTAAAAAGGTAAATCCAGAGCAATGGCGTTCATTTAAAGATGATATTGTCAAACATGCGAAGAACATTAGGGTTATAGTCTTTTGTGGGGGAGAACCCATGATGATGAAATCGCATTTTGAACTTCTAGATGAGTTAATAGAATCAGGTGAAGCAAAAGGTATTGAATTAGGGTATGTTTCAAATATGACACATACTACTATTAAGAAGATGAAGAAGTATATTGACGCTTTTAGATGGATTGAGATGCAATGGTCTGTAGATGGTTTAACTGAACGTAACCATTGGTTGAGATATCCTACAAATTGGGATACTACTATCGATAACGTATTTGCAATGCGAGACTATCTCCATTACTCTAATCCAAATTGGAAGATAGGTAATTTTAAATGTACTATAACACCGAGTATCCTTGGTATATTAGACTTACACAATACGGTACAGTGGATGAAGGATTATGATATATTTGGTGAAGACAATGTACTTTTGAATAGAATTGAGAATCCTACATTTTGTCAAACTCGACATTTACCAGATGAAATAAAAGAACAGATAGGAGATAATGTAAAAAGCGTAGCGGAGCATATATACCATGATATGATGCAACCACGAAATGAACAACAGTGGAAATTTGCATTAGAATATTTTGATAAGACTGACCAAATACGTGGAGACACGAATTGGAAAGAAACATTCCCTGAATTAGCGAAGTATGCTTTGGAGTAGCCACTATCTTGACTTTAAGTTCAAGGATAAGAGTATCCCCAAGTCAACTTGGGAGATAGTATATGATTGTCTAATGGAAATGGCAATTGATTACCCTGACGATAAAACTGAGGAAGATATAAAGAAAGAGTTAGCAGAGTATTACAAGATTGAAGTTATACGTTGGGATTTGAAACCAACTCCACAACAAGATTTTTCATATTTTGTGCTGCCTGAAGATGATGTATGGTTTTGCGATTAACAACTTTGACAAACCGCTATATATCGTGTATGATCCTTTTGGGTGATACCCGTTTACGTAAACACTTGAATATAGTATGGCAAAAGGTTTTAAGGTTGTAACTCAACCTCCTACTGCTAGTCAGAAAAAGACAGAAGAACCAAAAACAATCGTAGATAAAGGCAGAGAAGCAATCAAAGGCAAGTCTATTGTCTTCTGCTTACCTGGTCGTGGTGTTTCATACACATATCTAAAGAACTTTGTTCAACTGTGTTTTGATCTAGTACAAAATGGTGCGAGCATTCAAATCTCACAAGATTACTCCTCCATGGTTAACTTTGCACGTTGTAAGTGCCTAGGAGCGAATGTTCTAAGGGGACCTGATCAGTTACCTTGGGATGGTAAGCTAAAATATGACTATCAACTCTGGATTGACAGTGATATCGTTTTTGGACTAGAGCAATTCTATCGTCTTGTCTTAATGGATAAGCAGATTGCTGGAGGCTGGTATGTAACTGAAGATGGTAAGACAACTTCATGTGCTCACTGGTTAGAAGAGGACGATTTCAAAGAAAATGGAGGAGTCATGAATCATGAAATGGTTGATGGCATACAAAAACGCAGAAAACAGTTTACTGTTGACTATTCTGGATTTGGATGGTTACTTATTAAGCATGGTGTGTTTGAACACCCTGAAATGAAGTATCCTTGGTTTGCTCCACAAATGCAAGTCTTTGATTCTGGTGAAGTACAGGATATGTGTGGTGAAGATGTCAGTTTCTGCCTAGATGCTATCAAAGCAGGTATTGAGATCTGGATTGACCCTGCATGTCGTGTTGGTCACGAGAAGACAAGAATTATATAAGTATAGTACAGTAGTACAATGTCAGAAATGATAGATCGATACAATATCTTTATTCAAGGTGAATTAGAATACGATTCTATTACCGAGGAAGAAATGTTCGATATAACCCAAGATCTTGCTGATAAGTTTTATTCAGAAGGTACTCCCCATCCTGACGATGTTGTGGTAGAATACCTAGGCAACGAATTAGACTAATGGCAGCAGGTTTTGGAACCCTAGACAAGATGGAAGCAAGACCAAAACGTACTAGGCAAGGAAGAGGAAAGCATACTAAATATGCTGCTACTTCTAAAAACAAAGCTAGGAAACGTTACCGTGGACAAGGCAAATAAAGGGGGGATCTTCGGATCCCCTTTTTTTATGGTCTAAATAAGGATAAATACATCGAATTGTAGAAGACCAGTGCCTCTTCAAGAAGTATCACGGGGATTTAAAGACATTTCATTGTCCTTTAAACGGCATCCTATAACTTCAGACTTACTTCCGCTAAAAAATGAGGACGCTATTAAAAAAGCAGTCCAGAATCTTGTTCGTACTCAAATAGGGGAAGTATTCTTTAATGAATTGCTTGGCACTAATATAACTGGATCATTATTTGAGTTAGCAACAAAGGATCTCATAGATCCATTAGAAACACAGATTCAAGTAGTAATACAGAATAATGAACCAAGGGTAGATCTTACATCAGTTAGGGTTACATCAAGACCCGATGAAAATATATTAAATATTGAGATAAGTTATGACATAGTTGGTCTATCACTTCCAACCCAAACTGTTTTCTTCGTATTAGAACCGACTAGACTATAATGGCATTACAACAGTTCACAAACTTAAACTACGAGGACATTAAGACCTCGATAAAGGATTATCTACGGGAGAACTCCAACTTCACGGATTTCGACTTTGAAGGTTCTAACCTTTCAGTACTTATCAATACTTTAGCGTATAACACATATATTACAGCATATAACACCAATATGGTTGTTAATGAGTCTTTTATAGACTCTGCAACGCTCCGTGAGAACGTTGTTTCCCTTGCACGTAACATTGGGTATGTTCCACGTTCTAAACGTGCTGCAAAGGCAACTGTGGCATTTCAGTTAACAGGTATATCTTCAACAACTAAGACTATTGAAATACAACCAGGTTTAATAACAAATTCAGACGTACAAGATACAACCTTCTTATTTTCTGTTCCTGATAAGATTACTTTACCAGTATTGGAAGGAGTGTCAAATGGTGTGTTTGATATATTCCAAGGACAATATCTAGAAAACGCATGGACAGTAAATAACTCACTTGAGAATGAAAGATATGTTTTACCAAATGATAGTATTGATACTTCGACATTAAGAGTAACAGTTCAAGAATCTGGTGTATCTACTGTTGAAGAATCATATACAATGGTTGATAACATTGTGGGTGTTAATGCTGATTCTAATATCTTTTTGATTCAAGAGACTTCTGATGAAAGATATGAGTTGTTATTTGGAGATGGTGTCTTTGGTAAGAAAGTTCCAAATGGTGCAATAATTAGAGCATCTTATATTAAGACTCAAGGTATAGCAGCAAATGGTGCTAGTGTATTCAGGTTTGTTGGTCAGGTACTAGATGATAACGGTGCTAAGTTAAATAATATCGAACCTTTCTTAGATACTTTATCTCAGGCAGAAAATGGTGATGAAATTGAGTCATTGCAATCAGTTAAGTATTATGCACCAAGGTTGTATAGTTCTCAGCATAGAGCAGTTACCGCAACTGACTACGAAGCAATCATTCCTTCAATCTATCCTAATATCCACTCAGTCAGTGCATATGGTGGAGAAGAACTTGACCCACCGCAATATGGTAGGGTATTCATTGCTGCAAAACCCAGAAACGGTAGTTACCTGTCCGACTATACTAAAAAGCAACTATTAAAGTCTTTAAGGAGTTATACCGTTGCTGGTATCGTTCCTATGTTTATAGATCTCAAATTCTTATATGTTGAGATTGATAGTTACGTTTATTATAATACTAATTTTGTTGGAGATCCAGATAGTTTAAAAGCATCCATATATAACAACTTAACTCATTATGCAGTTGAATCTGAGGTCAACCAGTTTGGTGGTAGATTCAAATACTCTAAGATTCAGACTCTAATTGATAATGTTAACAGTTCTATCACTTCTAACATTACTATGGTTAGAATGAGGAGGAATTTAGTTGCAAAGGCTAATCAGTTTGCACAATATGAATTGTGCTTTGGAAATGAGTTCTATTGTGGTAATAATACTTACAATATTAAGTCTACTGGATTTACTGTTAGTACATTCAGTGGAACTTGCCATTTCTCCGATTCTAAGATAGAAGGAACCTCAAAAGGCAACTTATTCTTGTTTAGGAAGAAGACAGATGATGAAATAGAGATCTTAAGTACTAAGTTTGGTACTATTGATTATCAGAAGGGTGAAGTGCTTATAGATACTGTCAATATCACCTCTACTGTCAAATCCAACAATATCATTGAGGTTCAGGCAGTTCCATTATCTAATGATGTACTTGCAAGACAGGAATTGTATTTGCAACTTGATACTTCCAACAGCAACATCTACATGAGACAAGATGTCATTTCTTCTGGTAGAAATACATCTGGTACTAGATTTGATGTTCAATCTTCATATCAAAACGGTAGCAAAACTCGATAATGATTGAAACCTCAATATACAAGGTAAAAATCAATGATGTTGTTCAGAGCCAAATTCCTGAACACATCCATACCGATAATCCATTATTTGCTGAATTTTTAAAGCAATATTACATATCACAAGAATTTCAAGGTGGTACTGTAGACATTGCTGATAATTTAGTTGAATATAAAGGATTAACTCGTATTACTAACGAGAATCTTGTTGGAGTCACCAGTTTGACTGCATATGTAAATGGTGCTGCTGATACTATCAATGTTCAGTCAACTAAAGGTTGGCCTGAGCAATGGGGTCTTCTAAAGATCAATAATGAGATAATAACCTACACAGGAATCACAACTAACTCCTTTATGGGTTGTGTTCGTGGTTTTAGTGCTATTGAGAAGAATGAGACTACTAATAAACCAGAATTTTTAACATTTACATCAACTGGTATTGCTACTCATGCTAATGAAGCACAAGTTACTAATTTAAGCAATATCTTCCTAAAAGAGTTCTTAAGGAAGTTAAAGATACAAGTATTACCTGGATTTGAAGAAAGAGGACTATTTGGTGAGTTGGATGAAGCAAATTTCATCAGACAGGCAAAAGACTTCTATTCAACTAAAGGAACACCCGAAGCATTTGATATTCTCTTCAGAGTTCTCTATAATGAAGATGTTGACTTAGTACAACCACAAAAATACTTATTCAAACCTTCTGATGCCGATTTCATTAGAAATACGGTTCTTTTGTGTACTTTGGTTAATGGAGACCCACGTAAGATTTCTGGAGAAACATTATTCCAAGATACGACCCCAATACAGTCATCTGCTGCAATTTATGATATAGAAGAGTATGTAATCAATAAAAAACGTTATTACAAAGTTTCTTTATCAACAGATACAATACTTGGCAATTTTGAACCAATTAAGAAGACTTACATCACAGAATTCGGTGTTGTAAGTACAGACATCTTAAATGTCGATTCTACGGTTGGATTTGCTAGTGAAGGCGTTTTAAAATTTGGTGGAGACAGATTAACGTATGGTGCAAAGAGTTATACCCAATTTAGGGATATTAAAGGATTATCAAGCACTGCTGGCATAGGATCGACTGTAAGTTCAGGTTTGAACGTATATTCTTATGAAGAAGGTGATTTAAGTAATAAAGTCGAATTACAAGTCGTAGAAGTTTTAAATGACTTTACTGGAGTTGCTCAGAACCAAAATGTCGGATCTGAGATTAATGTTAGAAGTTTAGGTCTTGAAAAGGACGAATTGCGTTATAATGCTTGGATTTACAATACACCTTCCAAATATGCGATATTTAAAATTGAATTAGTGTCACCTGGTACATATGAGTTAATATTGGAAAATAAGAACCAATTATACGTTGGTGACGATATAACTGTATATGACATTAATACTGATACTCCAGTTGCTGCAAAGATCACAAGTATCATAAGTGACCTAGTTATTCAAATTAATGCTGGTACAATCGATTTAACTAGAAATCATTACTTTAGAAGAAATTTAAAGACAACTAACACATATACAGCTGATGTTCAGAATACTTATTCAAAAGGAACTGATTTATACGTTGCATCAAATAGTATTCCACATTGGGAAATAAATGCAGATAGTAAGATAAGAACATTTAATAATAGTCAAAATGACGGATATACGATTGATATAAGTCAGCATAATTTCATTACTGGTGAATTAGTCGTATATGAGCATATTAGTGACTGGGATAGTAGTGTAGGTTTGAATACTGCACAAGGTTACTATGTTAAGAAGGTAAATGACAATCAGATCAGATTAGCATCTACACAGGAGAATGTTAGAAGTGGTGAGTTCATTGAGATATTCAGTGTAATAGCTGGTATATCAACCCATAGACTAACACCGTTTAATCTATATGGTCATACTCTAGGTGGGCAAAAATTATTCAAGAGAATACCTATACCAACCTATCCACCTATCCCATCATCTACAGGTAAGAAATCTGTAGCATCTGAAGGTGCTATTGGTCTATTTGCCAATGGTGTTGAGATTGTATCTTACAAGTCACCAGATAAAGTATACTTTGGTGCTATAGACTCTGTAAGCGTTCTAAACAACGGAGAAGATTATGATGTCGTAAATCCACCTAGACTGTCTGTAAGGGAAAATATTAGTGGTGTAGGAGCATCCGTATATGCCCATGTAAGTGGTGAAGTTGTTGATGTTATTGTAGATAATGAAGGTGTCGATTACTTAGATACACCAATCGTATCAATCACTGGTGGCGGTGGTCAAGGATACGCTGAAGCAAAGATGAAAAGAGTTCCACATGAAGCAGTCTTTAATAGTGCTTCTGTTGGTGGTGTGGTTAGTACAGAAAATGATACATTTACCTTTAAAACTCCACATGGATTCCATGTTGGTGAAGAGTTAATATATTCTACTCAAGATACTACACCAATTGGTATAGGCACAACTCCTGGTAATCTAGTAGATAAGGCATCATATTTTGCTATACCAGATCCTAATGATGACTTTAAGATGACCATTACTGATAGTAAGATAAATTCTCTTGCTGGTATTGGTACTATAGACATCACACAGAATGGTATTGGATACCATATATTTGAAACTAGAGAAAGAAGATTGAAGGTTGATAAGGTTAGAATTATAGATGGTGGTAGATTCTATAATAAAGAAAATACATTAAGAGTACCAAACCCAACTGTAGATCATAGAATTAATAAGTATACCAATGTAATCTATGTTCCTAGTCATGGGTATGCTGATGGGGATGAGATCCAGTATGTATGTGACGATCCTGTAAGTGGTCTAGACAATAAAGGTCTTTATACTGTAGAGAAATTAGATGATGATAACTTTAAAATTGGTGTAGATTTTGGTACTGTAACTGCTGGTATTCATACCTTTAGGTATGCTCCTATTGAAGTTACTATCAAAGGTAGACAAGGTATATCTACAGACCCTGCATCAGCATCACCTATTATTCGTGGTTCTATAGATCATATCCACATTATAGATGGTGGTAAGAACTACGGTTCTATTGTTATGAACGATAACTTTAGAGTTCCTATTGATATTATTAAAGGTAGTGGTGCATTGTTGAGACCATATGTCGTTAATGGCAGAATAGAGCAGATCTTAGTTAAGGATGGTGGTAAGGACTGGTATAGTATTCCAGATATCATTATTGAAGGAACTGGATATGGTGCTAAAGCAAGGGGAAGAGTTGATAATGGAAAATTAGTTGGTGTTGATATTATCGACAGGGGCGGTAACTATCAACAATCTACTACATTCGTAAGAGCAGAAACACCAGGTAAGAACAGTATTCTTTCCAGTAATATTAACGCATGGACTCTTGATGAAGTAGATAGACATTATGATATGGCTGGTGATGATGATGGATATATTGATACACCAACTAAGAGTGCTTATGGTTCTAAGTATGTTAACTACTATGCTCCTAAGAAATTAAGAGAATTTTTAGGGGATGATAATAATGGACATTCTCCTATTTTAGGTTATGCCTATGATGGCAACCCAATATATGGTCCTATTGCAAATCATAATGTAGATGGAACTGGTGGATTGAGGTTAATGAAGTCCAGTTATGCACTTCAGAATTTTGGAATTAGAATTAATGGACCTGATTATACAGAGTATCCAGCAGGGTCATTTGTAGAAGACTATGCTTATGTTGAAAATTATGGAGATCTTGATGAGCATAATGGTAGATTCTCTGTTACACCAGAGTATCCAAATGGAGTCTATGCTTACTATGTGACAGTTAAACAGTCTCAAGGTGATCTAGTTCCCGTATTCCCATATATTATTGGTCATACTTATCATTCAGATCCAGTATTATTCAATTATGGTTTCTTCTCCAATCAGGAAATAGACCCAGGTTCATTAGGTCTACTGAAGAATACTCTTCCATATAACCTAAAAGAATATGAGTTCTCAGGTCCTGCTAATCGTGGAACAGAGACTAACTCAAGGATTATTAAGGTTAGTGAAGGTGGTATTGAGAAACTTGATATATTTGAGTCTGGATTAGATTACACAGTCGGAGATAGAGTAGTATTTGATAATGAAGGTACAAATGGATTTGGTGCTTTAGCAAAAGTTTCTAGAATAGAAGGTGTTGGTATTACTACCGTAACATCATCTATCAATGAATTGCTTGATGTTGAACTAATACCAATGGGTAGAAAAGTCCTTGGTATCACTACAATTCCACACGGTTTGAATGATGGATATTATATCAATGTTGCAAATACAAACTTACCTGATCTTGAAGGTAGATTTCAAATAGATTTAGAGTACGTTTCATCCTTCCTATTGGATGAAATGCAACCTACTGGTCTTACCACATCTGTATCTACAAGTGATGATGTACATAAGAAGTTTAGGGTAGATGATATACTACAAATAGATGCTGAGAAATTTAAGGTACTAGATCTAGACCTCAAGAACAATAAGTTAGTATTAGAAAGAACACTTCTAGGTACTGCTGGTGCTGCACATACTTATAGATCTAAGATTGAAAGACTAGAAAAAGAATTTACTTATGAAGTACCAAGAAAACTAAACTTTAGTACACCTACAAACTACATTAGGTACTTTGATGCTGCTAACTCAGTTGGTGTTGGTTTAACTGTTGGTATTTCTACTCTTGGGATTACTAGCACTGGTGTTGGTATAGGAAGTTATGTTTCTATTGTAGCAGCAGGTAATACTACTAAACCATTCTTTGTACCTGCTGGTGGTATATACATTCCTGGCAACTCATTCCTCAATAATGAGAAATGTAAGTATAGTCCTGGTGCTGGTACTTCTTTAACATATTCTCCAGATGGTGTACAGCAACAACCACTACCAAGTATTGTTTATATTTCTCAGATAGGAAATAATATCGTTGGTATCAAGACTGAACCTACTGGAAGTCCTGTACTATTCAATGGTAATATTGGTATTGGTAATTCACATAGTCTTAAGACTAATAGAGCAGTTGGATTAGGAACTGTACAATCATTTGAGATTACAGTTACTACAGACAAAGAACATGGTATGAGACCAGGTGATGATATTGATTTAACCTTGGTTTCTGCTGCATCAAGTTCTGTATATGCTGGTTATAGTGGTGCAACTAGATTTGTAGATATTGATGGTATTAATAACCCTAGAATATCTGTAACTAAGGGTGATACATTAAGATTCTTAACCCATTCACCAACTCTTACAGATACTAAGATTGAATTTTTCTTAGATCCATTCTTTACACAAAGATTCTATGGTTCTGCTTTAGATGCTATTGAAATAACCAATGTTGGTGTTTCAGGTGATAATAAAGAATTTGAAACATACACAGATATTCATTTTAGTGAGAATGTACCTGATTTCTTATTCTATAAATTTGAGTCTAATAATCCCACAAAGATAATTGAAGTAGATGTAGACCAATCTGAATATGGTAAGATTGTTGTTAGTCCAAGTAGGTTCTCTGGTAAACATTCTTTATCTACAAGTACTTCTAACACATTTACTTACAATATATTTGACTGTCAGGAACGTGTTGGATATAGTACAGATTCTACAATATCATATACCACTACATCAGAAAATACTATAGGACCTATTGCCAAGGTTGATATACTTAACCAAGGTAAGGGTTATGTTTCTATACCTAACGTAGAAGTTGAATCTGATACTGGTAATGGTGCTGACCTTATACCATTTGGTATTAAAATTGGTGATTTACAAAGAGTTGATATTGAAGAGTATGGATATGATTATCCAACTGATAAGACAATGCAACCACAGGCAATTGTTCCTGATGTTATTACATTAAGAGATAATTTCCAGTTAGATACTGTTGGTATCGTAACAGGTGGTAAGAATTATTTGATAGCACCTGATTTAGTTGTATACAACACTAAACAAGACCAATTACAACCTGAAGCAGCAGTAAGATGTGAGTTAGTAGGTAATTCTGTAGGAGAAGTTGAAATTACTGCTAATGGTGGATCTATGGAATCCACTGATAATGTACTATTCCCTGTCAATAACAGTAACGGTGTTGGTATTGTATCAGCAGCATATGCAGCACCATATGTAACACTACGTCTTAAAACTCCTCAGTCTGGATTTACCACAGAGTTCCCAGTACCATTTACTATAGGTGATAAGGTATTTGTTGAGAATATAGGTGTATCTTCAGGTCATGGTTATAACTCACAGGATTATGCTTTCCAATACTTTACTCTAACTGGTGTTTCAACAGCATTTGGTATGTTGGATCAAACAACTGTAACCTATGAAGTTGATACAGACCCTGGTGATCATGATGCTCAACAGTATGGTTCTATTGTTAAGAAGACTGATATGGCATCCTTTAGTATGGAATTGAAGGAAGCACAGTTCTATAATGGTGAAGAAATATACACTAAGAAGGCATCTAATAATTGTATTCGTGGTGATGGAAACTTAACCAATGTTCTTAGAGTTGATAGTATAGTAGGTTTCAATACTGGAGATCAGATTAGAGGTAAAGTATCTCAAGCATCTGCATACATTAAGGGTATGCAGTCCTTCACAGGTAATTTTGATACTGGTGTTTCTATTATTCGTAATTCTGATTGGGAACGTGATACTGGTAAGTTAAATGAATACTTCCAGAGAATACAAAACAGTGATTACTACCAGCAGTTTGCATATTCATTGAAGTCTAGAGTTGGTATCAGTAGTTGGGATGAACCAGTTGATGCACTGGCACATATTTCTGGATTTAAGAAGCATAGTGATCTTTTAATACCATCTATTGCTGGTGTTGCTGGATCTATCACAATGACAGATCAAGTGAAGACACCATCTACTATCTTCCTTGATAATGAGGCACATATTAACTGCCATTACAACTATGATTCAGTATATGAAATTACTAATGATACTGAAACTAAAACTGATGAGATTGTCTTTAAGTCTCTTAAGTTTGGTAATTCATTAATGTGTGATGGTAACAGGGTTCTTGAGATTGATGACATATCACCTCAGTTCTATAATGACCCTGCTATTAAGAGAAATATTGAAATTGATACTTTAAATTTAGGTTCATTTAATGCTATCAAATATTTTGCACAAATAGTTGTTACACCATCAACTATGCTTCAGTCTAATGAGACTCAGTATATTGAGTTTGTAATTAGTGCTGATGATACAGTTGCTTTTAATAACCAGTATTCAACTTTATCCGATGCATTTAATCTTGGAACATTCTATACAGAAACTATAGGTGATCTAGTATCAGTTAAATTTAGTCCATTTAATTCTGTATTAACTTATGACATTACCTTCTATAAGGAGATAATGACTATAGCAACTGGTGTTGGTGCAACATCATTTGGTGGTGCTCTTAAGTCAGGTAACACTACTAATGTCCCTGCTAATACAAGTCGCAATTTATTGTCCGTAAATGCTATGGACTTTAAGTGTGGTCAGGTATTAGTTGCAGCATCTGGTAATGGTAAGAAGGAAGTTGTAGAAAGTACCTTTATTGGTATTGGTTCTACAGCACATTTTGTTAACTATGCAGAAATGGATAGTGATGGTACTGATCTAGGTGACTTTAGTATTAATATCGATGGTAATAATCAAATCCTATTAGACTGGCAATCTAATGTTGGATACTCAGCAACTGTATCAGCATTAGCGTCATTTATAGGAGTTGGACAAACTTACAATAATTCAACAACAGGTATTCAGACTTCTAGGTATCAGGTTGGTGATTCTGTATTACATACTTCATATACAGAGATAGCACAAAGTCCTTCTAGCAGTATAGAAACCATTGAAACTATGGGATTCAATGATTTCACTTCTTGGAGATTACTTGTTAACATCGAAAACGTAACTGATGGTGAACAGTCTGTATTCAATATGGCAGTCAACACCTTTGAAGGTGATGCTAACTGGAATAGGTATGGTTTAGTATCAACTGGTTCGTCAGACCCCAAGCGTGACCTACTAAATATGGAGATACAGGTCTCTGGTTCAAACTGCCTACTTAGGTTTACACCAAGAGACAATATTGACTACATTATACGAACATCACAGATTAGGATAACTAAACCTGATGGTATACCTTTCGATACTGTAAAAACACTAAGCTAATGGGATTTCAGTTAGGATCTATAAATCGCCAATATAATTCTTTAACGGAAACCTTTAGGTATTCGTTTAATTTGACACATAAAGGAGATTCTATATTTCATAAGGAATTTGATGGATCCTCTACTTCTGAGGTTTTATTAGGTGCTGATACGTTTGTAGTTAATAATCATTTTTATGTAACAGGTGAACCATTACATTACGAAGCAGGTGGTGGTGGATCTGCTATAGGTATAGATCCTACTATTGGTATTGGTAACACACTACCTGAAAGAGTATTTGCTATTAAGATTGATGAGAATAAGATAAAGGTTGCAGAGACAGAAGCAGATGCTCATTCAGGATCACCAATTAATATTATAACTGTAGGTGCTGGTACTTCTCATTCATTTACAGCAGAGAAGCAGAATAGTAAGTGTATAATTGCACTGGATAATATGATCCAGTCTCCACTATATCAAAGACCTGGATACAATACTGTTTTAACTGGTGTAAACAATAGAATTATCACTGTTGAAAATGCACAGTTATTTAAAAACTATGATCTTATAAAGATTGATGATGAAGTTTTAAGGATTTTAGTTGTAGGGTTCCAAGGTAATACTAACGATTTATTATGTGATCGTGGTTGGATGGGAACAAGAAATGAACCACATGCTGCTGGTTCTACTGTAGAGTTAGTATTGGGTGATTATAATATTGTAGATGATATACTTACTTTTGCTGATGTTCCTTTTGGTGGTATTAAATTTAGTGCTGGTATATCATCAGAAGTAGTTGATGTAGCAAGTAATAGTTTTGTTGTATTAACTGATCTATTAGAAACAGGATCTTCTGTAAGGTTGGAAACTTTAGATCCACCAGAACCATTAGTTGCTAATGACGATTATTTCTTAATTAGAAACCAGCAAAATAGTTACTCATGGGCAGAAACACGTGATGATGCATTAGCAGGTATTGCTATCACCATGACCAGTCCTGGTATTGGCACACATACTATTAGGTTGATTGATGTAGTAAATGGATCATCATTCCAAGGTAGATCATTCATTAGATCTGACTATACTGGAAACATCGTCATGGATGATTTATCCCAAGAGTTTACTGGTATAGGTAAGACATTTACTTTAACAAGTGCTGGTGTTAATACTGTTGGTATAACAAGTGATTATGGTGTATTGCTAGTTAATAACATATTCCAAAAACCTGATACAGACTATGAGTTTATTGGCGGTCCTGTAACTGGTATTACATCTATTGAATATACTGGTAATAGTAAAGACCCAGTAGAAAGATATAGTTTAGATGATGTTAATGCTAATAATCTACCTAGAAGAGGATTGATTGTTACTCTAGGTAATAGTCAGGGATTTGGATACCAACCACAATATACTGCTATTGGTACTGCTACAGTATCTGCTGCTGGTACTATAAGTAATGTTTGGGTTAAGTATGATGGTAGTGGTTATATAAACGGTCCTACAACATATGAGTTTAGGGTAGCAGGTGCTGGATCTACTGTTTCTGCTGGTGGTACTTTTGATGTTGCAGACGGTCATATAGATCAGACTTGGTTAAATGAAGGTGGACAAGGGTTCTATACAGCAAGGGATATATCAGATTTTGATTATGACCATACAAGTGGTATTGCTACTATAACTGCTGTAGGTCATGAACTGAAACAAGGTAATACTATTAGTCTTGCAGGTATATCCTTAACATGCTATTACAGTCCAGGTAGAACAATTACCAATGCAGACTATGATGGTGGCAGTGGTATTATGACTGTTACTACATCTTCGGATCATGGATTTAGTCTAGGTAAAGATGTTGTATTTGATGATATAAGACTTACTTGTGCATATACAGCATCAGGTGGATCAGATGCTTACCCAAGAACTACTGACCCATACTATAATGGTACTCCAGTACTAGAAATACTTTCACCTACACAATTTAAGGTTCAGGTAGGTCAGTCTACTGTAGAGGCACACAGTTACCATTCAGGTGGTTTTGTACAGGGAGTTCTATTTGCACCTAGGGGTGGTGACTATGCTGGATCTAAGACTAATGTTATTAGAGTTATTGATAATGATACATTCACATGTCAAGTTGGTACTACAACAGAAAGACATTACTACAAACGTGGTGGTAAACTATCAAAACCAATTACATGTGAGTTTGATGCCCCAGTTCCTTATGATGATCTACAACTCATAAGTTCAAGTACAGGTATAGGTGCATCTGTATCAGTTACCATTAATGATGCTAAACAGTTAGATAAATTTAATCTTGGTAATATAGGATTTGGATATACCTTCAGAGAAGAATGTACTATTGCAGGTATTCCAACAACACCTGGTCTAGTATCACATCCAATTCAATCTGGTGGTGCTTATAATCATACCTTTGTAGGTGCTACTCCATATGGACTTATTAGTGGTGGTGAGTATGAGCATGAAACTGTTACTCTTGAAGGTAATTCTCTAAGAGATGGTAGTTTTGCTGGAGCGTTTATAAGTCCTACTGATGTTTCATATAATCCTACTACTGGTGATGTTGAGTATACATTAGCTGGTCATAGTTTAACTACAAGTGATAGTGTAGGTATAAAGACTGGTTCTATGGTCTTGAAATGTAGCATGGATGGCAAAGAGACTCTCCATTCTTACCCTAGAGCAAGTGACCCAGTAGCAGGTGTCATCACTTCTATCACAGGTGTTACTACAGATACATTTACAGTTAATGTAGGTGCATCACAGACTGTAGGTCATCTTGTTAGTGGAGCAACTTACGATGCTAATACTGGTGATATGGTCATGTCTATTGGTTCCCACACATTACGTGGTGGATCTACACATTCCTTAACAACTGCTGCATATAATCCTAACACTGGTATAATTACATGTACGATATCCAATCATGGATTCACTGTCGGTGAACGAATCAAATTTGTTGATGAGTCATTAACCTTTAAATGTGCAAAGGACAACTATGGTACAGAACACAATTATCCAAGATCTTCTGATCCTTACAGCAACCAGTGGCTTAGCATATCTAACATCACTGCTAATAGCTTCGAGGTTGAAGTACTCAAGGTAACACCTTCAACTAACGTATCAGATCATATATTCCAAGAGTCAAGTGCTGACTGTATTATTAAGGGTGGTGAATCTTTAAGATTTCTTCCTGAAAGTATCACGTTTACATGTGATATGGACGGTAATGCCAGTGAGCATAGTTATCCTAGATCAACAGATCCATTCTACAATACAGCATGCCCTATAGTATCTGTTGCTGGCACTACAGTAACACTTAATGTAGGAAGATCTCCTCATGTTCAGCATAGGGTTAATGATGCTACCTACAGTGGTGATACAGGTTTATTAAGTTTAAATATAGGTTCACATAGTCTTAAAACAGGAACTAATGTATTCGTAAGGAATAACTCCTTATGGTTTACATGTGCTAAAGATGAGTATGGTAGTGCTCATTCATATCCTAGATCAGGTATAGATCAAATATCTGGTATAGGTACTGAAATAACATCTATAGGTGGATCTACTATAGAATTAGATGTTGGTATGCCAGAAGCAGGTGAAAGGTATACTCATGAGTATCTTGGAAGTGATTTAGAAGAACCTAAGTTTACTATTAGTGAAGTAAGAGACGATGAGTTTGCTGGATGGGTTCTTGGTAAGTTACAAATATTAGATGACTTCTCACATCAGTTTAACGGTAGAAGAAGAACCTTTACTATTCATGAAGATGGTAAACCATTATCTATCGAGAAATTAGAAGGTTCTCCAATTAGTTTAGAAGATGTACTATTAATCTTCATTAATGATATACTACAGGATCCTGGTGTTGCATATACATTTGATGGTGGTACTAGACTAACGTTTACTGAACCACCAGTTGCAGGGTCTAGTTTACAAATCCTATTCTATAGGGGTACTGATTCAGACGTTACTGACTCGACATCATTGCAGACAGTTAAACCTGGTGATAAATTAACTATACAAAAACGTAATGGAACAGTAAATCCAATAAAACAGGATGGTAGAATTATTAGAGATATCATTAGTAGAGATAGTGTATTAACTACTTTATACACTGGTGTTGGTATATCTTCAGAACCTCAACCACTTAGACCAGTTACATGGTGTAAGCAAACTGAGGATATGATTATTTCAGGTATTAAGATACATAAAACCCGTGATATGTTGAGGTCTAGAGTAAGACCTGTAACTAGATTAATACAAGGTATTAGTTCAACTACCAACACATTCTATGGTTATGGTGGTAGTTTGGTATTCAGTAAGACTGAAGAACCAGATACTGCTGAGTTTGATATTAAGATTATAGATGAAAATGCAGAAGATACATCCACTATTGAGACAGTAACTGGTTGTGAAGTACTTGGTGATGAAGGTATTATTACTGGTGTAGGATGTACTGCTGATGCATTACAGTTTGAATTCTATATTCCATTAGAATCTCCATTAAGAATTAATGAGTTTGGTGGAATATTGAAGACTGGTATTAGTACAGGTGATTACTTTGTTGTTTCCAACAGTAATGTTGGTTCAGGTGTAACAGCAGTTGGTCTTGGTACTACATCTGTTATTGGAGTCGCTACTTCATTCCTAGATTCTGTCTATCAAGTTAGTCATCTTGAGGTGGTAGGAACGGGTAAGACTATGCGTATACATACTAATGTCCAAGATAATCATGGACTGTCCTTTGTAGGACTAAGTTCTGGTGCTGGAAATACTTATGGTTCATTCAGTTGGGCGAAGTTTACTTCATCCAGAGCTGGTGGATTTGAGCAATCAGTCACCACAAATAATGGTCTAGTAGGTCTGTCAACTGCACCGCAGTTAATCAGAACCACACACTTACTAGATTCTTACACATAAATAAACAAAAATAGTCTAACGAGATGCCAGCGATCATAACTGATCAGATTAGAGTTTTGAATGCGTCTAATTTCGTCAGTGGAATTTCAACTGATACTAATAGCTATTACGTCTTCATTGGTTTGCCAAATGCAACCGATGTAAAAGCGGATTGGAATACTAATACCCCTACACCCGTTGATAATTTTAATAACTCATCAGATTGGTTTGAAACTCTGATTGCAGCTAAGAAGATTACTTCAACGGATGTTCTTAGAGTTATACCAAAAATAGAATGGACTAATGGTGCAATCTATGACATGTATAGGCATGACTATAGTGTTGACAATACAGATAGACCAGTCAACTTGTATAAAGCAGCACGTTACTATGTGATGAACTCTGATTACAGAGTATATGAGTGCATATATAACGGTGCTGCCCCTTCCAATTTGGGTAAGGGTATAGTATCATTAGAAGAACCTACCCACACCGACCTTCAACCAAAACTAGAAAGTGATGGATACATCTGGAAATACCTTTACACAATTAAACCAGCTGAAATCGTTAAGTTTGACAGTGTTGAATACATTCCAGTCCCAACTAACTGGGTGGAGAATTCCTCCGTATCAGCTGTTAGAAATGCTGCTGTAAATGGTAAGATTGAAGTAATCACCATTGATGACGTATCAAGTGCAGCATACCAGTATGCTGGTGTACTAAACAATGTACCTATAGAAGGTGATGGTTTTGATGGTATGGCATCTGTTGAGTTTACTGATGGTAAACCAACTAATGTACAAGTAACTGATGGTGGAAGAGATTATACATTTGGAACATTAAACTTAAGTAATCTAGTATCTGGATCTGGTGCAGAATTTTCGGTAATCATACCCCCTCCAGGTGGACATGGTGCTGATATATACAGGGAACTTGGCGTTTACCACGTACTTGTATATACAAGACTTGAAAATAGTGATGTAACAAACCCTGACTTACCTATTGGTAACCAGTTCTCACGAATTGGTATTATAAAAAATCCCGAAATTAATGGTACAACTAACCTTCTCACAGACACACTGGCATCAGGCGTTTATGGTCTACGTCTTACTGGATCTTCTGCTGGAAGTTTATCTGTACAGACAGATGGTATCGTCACTCAAACGATAGGTATTGGTTCGACTGCTGTTGGAAAAGTAGTTTCATATGACACTACAACGAATATTTTAAAGTTCTGGCAAGATAGATCACTTGCTACAGATAGCGTTACTGCTGGAATTCCCGCTTACGGTTACCGTCTAAATAGATTCACGAGCACCCCAGATACGGGTGGTAGCACCAACGTTGTTATTACTACAACAACGGGTACTGAAACTCTTGCCATTGATACTAATTACAATGGTGATTCAGGACTTGTGAACTCAAAGACCTATTACTTTGGTCAAAACTTCACAAAAGGTCTTGCTGAACCTGAGATTAAACAACATTCTGGAGATATTATCTACGTAGATAATAGACCCGAAGTGACTAGAGCAGAAAATCAGCGAGAAGATATTAAAATCGTTCTAGAATTCTGATGCCACAGAATACCAACCTAAACGTCAATCCATATTTTGACGATTTTGACAAGGATAAAAACTTTAGTCGAGTTCTCTTTAAGCCTGGTGTACCAGTTCAGGCAAGGGAACTAAGCACCCTTCAATCTATTCTACAGAATCAGGTTGAACAATTTGGTAAGCATTTTTTCAAAGAAGGTAGTGTAGTAATTCCAGGATCAGTGGCATATGATCCTAATTTCCATGCTGTCAAGATAGAGCAAACATTCTTTGGTGTACCAGTAGAATTATACTACGAAAATATTATAGGAAAAACTATTAAGGGTAAGAGTTCAGGTATTACTGCTATCGTTAAGAAGGTATTACCTAGGGCACAGTCTGTAGAAGGAGAAACAACGATATATGTTAAGTATCTAAAGTCATCTGAGCAAGATTTTGGAACACAACAGTTCCTAGATGGTGAGAACTTACTTACTTTAGAAGATTTTACATACGGAACTACAACCATTGAAAATGGTTCTGACTTTGCAACTTGTATTGCCACTAATGCAACTGATACTGGATCAGCATTTAGTGTAACTGCTGGTGTATTCTTTGCCAGAGGAACCTTTATTAGTGTAACTTCTGAGACTCTTTTATTAGATCAGTATTCTAATAGTCCTTCTTATAGGGTTGGATTCTACGTTAAAGAAGAAGTTGTAACAGCAGTTGATGATGAATCATTGTATGATAATGCTGCTGGATATAATAACTATACAAGTCCAGGTGCTGATAGATTTAAGATATCATTAAGTCTATACAAGAAAGACCTACAAGATTTCCAAGACGAGAACTTCATTGAACTCTTTAGAGTACGTGAAGGTCAGACTAGAAAGTTAATCAATACAACCATTTATAATGAACTTGCTAAAGAATTAGCACGTAGGACTTATGATGAGTCTGGTGATTATTATGTTAGAAACTTTGATTTATATGCTAAAGAATCTTTAAATGATAGACACCAGAAATTTGGTGTGTATTATAAAGATGAGGTAACGGATCAAGGTAATAATCCATCATATGACTTGATGGAAATTCAAGTTGGACCTGGTAAAGCATATGTTCGTGGATTTGAGGTAGAGAATTTAGGTAACCAATTTATTGATGTTTCTAAACCTAGAACTACTGGATTGATAGAACAGGCTGCTGTTCCATTCCAAGCAGGTAACATGATTCATGTTAACAACTGCTTTGGTGGTCCTCAGATAGGTCTTGCTACAGATGATTTTATTGATTTACGTGATGAACGGTTAGGTTCTACTAAATCAACTGCTGCTGGTAATAGTATTGGTAGAGCAAGGATATATGACTTTAAATCTAATGCTGCTGCATATGCTGACAATTCTTCAGTATTTGATCTATACCTATTCGATGTTCAGACTGATACTAAACTGACTCTTAATCAGGCGGTAACAGTTAATACACCTGCTGTTATAGAAGGTAAGAGTTCAGGTGCTAGAGGATATCTAAGGACTGATGCAGGTGGTGTTGTTGATATTACACTACATCAAATATCTGGATCATTCATAGAAGATGAGCAGATTACTATTAATGGTGTTAATGATGGACGTACAATTAGTGATATTACAGAGTATGATGTAAGTTCTATTAAGTCTGTAAGATCAGATATTTCTGGTGATATATTTGCTGCTGATACTGAGTTAGTTGTTAAGCATAACTTTGGTGCTCAAGGATTTACTATTACTGCTGCATCTGGCGGTGAGTCTACAGTTACCAGTGGTGTTAAGGGTTGGAAGTCACATGCTAAAGTTGGAGATATAATTGCTTATCAAAGTGATGGTGGAGATGCTATTGCCTTCAATAGAGTTAAAGAAATAAGTGCAACTGGTCAAAGTCTTACTGTAGAAGCAGTTGAGTCTGTTACTAATGTATGTCTTGGTGCTCTTCCTACACCTAGTGCATTGACTGGTGTTAATCTACAGGTAATGGGACCTAGGTTTGACTTATCTAAGAGTGCATACTTATATGCAGATATGCCTAGGGAGTTTATCGAGTCTATTGACTTAACATCTTCTGATATATTTGTAAGGAAGACTGAAGATGGACTTGCTACCAATAGTCAAGGTGTATTAGATCTACCTAGTTTGTCAGGTGGTGACTTTGTTTATGCAGCATTTGATGAAGAAAGATATGTTCTACATTATTCAGATGGTAGTATAGAACCATTAACACCTGATCAATTTACGATGGGTGCTAATGCTAAGAGTGCTACTATTTCTGGATTGACTGCTAGTCAAACTTCTGTAGAAGTTATTGTTACTCTTCAGAAAGGTAAGGTATCTTCTAAAACTAAGACACTTAAGCGTTGTCAGTCTTTAGTAGTTAATAAGTCTAAGTATAATCATTCTGGTATTACTACAGGTATTACTGATGGTTTAGACTTTAACCCATCATACGGTTTAAGAGTTCAGGACAATGAGATTTCATTAAATGTTCCTGATGTTATTAAGGTTCATGGTGTATTTGAATCTTCAGGACCTGGTGATGCAACAGTACCTTCATTGGTTCTTAATAGTTTAAATGGACCTAATGCTAATGTTGATGATATATTTGTAGGTGAAATTATTGTTGGTAAGAAGTCTGGTGCTTCTGCTATTGTTGTAGCAAAGACAGGTACTTCTCAAGTATACATCGTTAATAAGAACAAGTATGTGTTCAAAGAGACTGAGGACATTGAGTTCTTAGAATCTGGTGTTACAGGTAATGTTGGTGAATCTAACTTAGGTGATAGAAACATCTTAAATGCATTTACCTTAGATAATGGACAAAGAACTGATTACTATGACTTCTCCCGATTGATTAGAAAGCGTGGTCAATTAGAACCATCTAAGAGACTTACAATATTTTATGATGTCTATGTTATAGACTCACTTGATAATGGTGATATTATAACCGTTAACAGTTACGGAAAAGAGAATTATGAATTTAATGTACCATCCTTCCAAGGACGTAGAAACACTGACATACTTGACTTTAGGCCAAGAGTTGCTAATTACACAGGTAGTAAGTCTCCTTTTGAGTTTGAAGCAAGAGATTTCAGTTCTGGCGGTCAGATACCAAATGTTATTGTATCCGATGAGAACTGCTTATTCGATTACAACTACTATCAACCAAGGATTGATAGACTTTATGTTAACAAGAATAAGACCTTCACAGTTAACAAAGGTGAACCATCTGATAAACCAGTTGCACCTGAGAAGATTGACACTTCATTTGAACTTGCTACCATTGTTTACAAACCTTATGTTATTGACGTAACTAAGGATGTAGTAATACAGTTAAAGGCAAACAGACGCTACACCATGAAGGATATTGGTGGTCTGGAAGATCGTATTGAAAATCTTGAATACTATACATCATTATCTTTACTAGAATCTAAGACAGAATCACTACTTATTCAAGATCCTGATACAGGACTTGATAGGTTTAAGTCTGGATTTGTAGTTGATAACTTTGATACTAAGCAGTTATCTGATACTGAACCCAAGCATGATGTTGCTAGTGGTGTATTAGTTCCTCAACGTTACTTTGATACTGTTGACTTATTAGTAGGTTCTGAATCATTAATTGGTGCTACAGGTACACCAGACCTTAGTGTTGACCCTAGATATGCACAAGATTTAGGATCACCAAATGTCACTAAGGATAATAATAATGTGATGCTGTCATATAGCGAGACAGATGATAGAGTACAACCATTTGCTTCTAGAGTAGAAAATATAAACCCATATACTGTCTTTGACTGGAAAGGTGTAATGACCTTGAATCCAGAATCTGATGTATTCATTAGATCAGAGTCTGTATCATCCGATGGTGGATTTGGATTCAATAATACTACTATAACCACAGAACGTAATATTACTGATATGCGTTCTCAGAATATTTCATTTACTGCTTCTAGACTGAAACCTGGTACTGAGCACTTTGCTTCATTCTCCAACGTAGATCTAAGTGGTGAACGTGCATTAGTAGTTCCTAAGTATCTTGAAGTTACACCTGTACAAGGTGCATTCCAGATTGGAGAAACTATTATAGGTAAAGCAATAGGTACTCAAGATAGTAATAGTATTGCTGATATCAGATTTAGACTTGCACAACCAAACCATAAGGATGGTCCTTTTAATGCTCCTTCATTAACACTTGCCAAGTCTCCTTACAGTGATACTACATTAGCAGCATCTTATAGTGATACATCAACTATTCTCAACATTGATGTAAACAGTCTTAACCAAAAGTCTGACGAAAGATTCTATGGTTTTGTTACTGTTGGTATGCAATTAGTTGGTGAAACAACTGGTGCAGAAGCAACTATAAGTGCTGTACGTTTAATTTCAGATTCTAATGGTGCTTTATTAGGTTCTATACATTTACCACCTGATAATCCATCATTTGAGAATGGTACAAATACTGCTGTATTGGTGTCAACTAAGGCAAATGATAAGATACCTGGACGTAAGACTTCTAGTGCTACTGCTAACTTTACATCAAGAGGAACTCTTGTTACAGAGACTACGATAGTAAGAACTGCACCACCCCCACCTCCACCACCAATTATAATAATAATTGAACCCCCTGCACCCCCCGATCCTCCACCTCCACCACCACCACCAGAGCCAGAACCTGAGATAGAGGATGATGATGACCCATTGGCACAGAGTTTCCAAGTAGAGGAACCTAATGGTATATTCATGACATCTGTTGACCTTTACTTCCAAAGTAAGGGTGCAACTGCTCCTGTGGAATTAAGGATAGTTACATTGGAAAATGGATATCCTACAAGGAAGATGATGAAGAATGCTTCTGTAACATTAGAACCTGAAGCAATTAATATATCAAATGATGCATCTGTATTAACAAACTTTAAGTTTCCTAATCCAATATACCTCCCTTCTGGTGAGTATGCATTTGTAGTCATCACAACAACTGATGAGTACAACTTGTGGATCTCTCAAGTTGGTGAAGAGGATATTAAGACAAGAAACCTACCTGAATTACAGAAGGTTATTATTGACAAGCAACCAACTCTAGGTTCTCTATTCAAGGCACAGAATGCTTCCACATGGACTGCATCTCAACTTGAAGACCTTAAGTATACATCCCATAAAGCGAAGTTCGTTACAGAAACTGCTGCTTTCAGATTGTATAACCCAGAACTTAGAACGTTTGGTGATAGAAATAGACTTAAGGAAAATCCAATTGATATCTTCTCTAAGAGGATAACTCTAGGTTTAACCTCATCTATAACATATGCTAACAACCCAGATATAGTTGTTGGTACACAAATCAAACAGGAGAATAGATCTTCTACTGGATTTGTTGAAAGAGTTAATGGTCCTATGGGATTACATGATACTGGTATCAATATCACTAAGGCTGGTATTGGATACTCAGCAGGTACTTACGGTAGTGTAAACTTCATTACTAAGACAGGTTCTGGTACTGGTGCTGTTGGTATAGTAACTGTTTCTGGTGGTGGTATAACCAAGGTATGTGTTACCAATTCTGGTACAGGATACAATGTTGGTGATACACTGACTGCTGAATTAGGAACAACTGGTGCAAATTCTGTATTAACTGTTGGAGTAGTTACTGCTACTAATCAATTAGTTCTTGCTAATTGTGAAGGAGTTGACTTCAATAGTTCAGATCAGTTACAGTATGTTGTTGAATCAAGTGGTGCTACAAATACACTAACATCTATAGTTCCAGCAACAATCAATGTTAACTCAGATGAGTTTGATGGTAAGCACTTCAGGGTATCTCATGATAACCATGGTATGCATGCTGTAAACAATAGAGTTGAAATTATAGGTGTATCTGGTGATTCTATCCCAACTAAAATTACTGCTGGTTATGCAGTAAGTTCTACTGATGCTATTGGTATTGGTAATTCTATGGGATTCAACTGGTTTGAAGGGGCACAAGTTGAACCAAGCAATCCAGGATTTGCAATCATTGGAGATGAAGTTTTAGCATATACTGGTGTTACTCTTAATACTTTAACAGGTATTACTACACGTGGTATTGATGGTACTATACCTAGAACATACAATTCTGATACTCCTATTCAGAAGTATGAGGCAGCAGGTATCTCACTAAGAAAGATTAATACTGAGCATTTATTTGCTAATGTCACAAATAACATTGTAGACAAGATTAATCTTGATTCTTATGTTCTGAAGATTGATGGAGATAAGACATTTGATACCAACTACAAAGGTGGTGGTACTGATGTACGTGCTTCTCAAAATATTCAGTATGATTCATTAACATCATTCTTAAATTATAGTGTACCAGATGCTACTGAGGTTTCAGGTCAGGTAAGGACAACTACTGCTACTAGCGTTAGTGGATCAGAAGGATCCTTTAATGATAATGGATATCAAGCAATTTCACTAAATGGTGAAACTGTATTCTCTAAACCACAAATGGTTGCATCTAGAGTTAATGAACTTGCTAAGTTAGAAGACCAGCCAGGTGCTAAGTCATTTACCTTAGAGGTATCATTATCAACCACAGATGAGAACGTATCACCTGTAGTCAACGTATTTGAAAGTTACATTGCTACCAAGTCACATAGAGTTAATGCTCCTATTGCTGACTACACAGTTGATAAGCGAGTTAATCTTGATGTAGATGATCCACATGATTACAATTATGTGACTAAGACCATTACACTTGAAAACCCTGCTACATCACTGAAGGTATTGATGGGTGCATATAGACCATCTGATTCTGAAATCAGAGTTCTCTATAGGTTACAAAGAGTTGACGGATCTGAAATAGACAAGGTATTCTCACTCTTCCCTGGATATGATAACATGGATGTGAATGGTAAGATCATTAGTGCTAAGAGCAATAGTGGATTACCAGATCGCAATATTTCTCCATCACTAACTAACCAATTCACGGAGTATGAGTGGAGTGTAAATGATCTACCACAATTCAGTGGTTTCCAAGTTAAGGTAGAATGCATTTCTACCAATCAGGCAGATCCAATACAGGTCATAGACTTTAGAACGATAGCATTAGCATGAAGAAACTGAAGGTTGCCGACTCAAAGTCCCTTTATAGGGACGATGAGACGGGGGCGATTATTAATAGTGACAAAGAAGGTTATGATAAGTATATGGCACAAAAAGTATACAGAGAAGATCAAAAGGCAGAATTAGATAACCTTAGATCAGAACTAGATGAGTTGAAGAGACTGATAAATAAAATTACATAGGAAATAGTTTAGTGTCAGTTCCAGTAATTAACATAGTACTTGAACAGGGAACAGATTTTTCAAGGGTTTATAACTTGAAAAGATCTGATGGTAACCCATTGGATTTAACTAACTATTCATTTGAAGCAAAGATGAAAAAGTGGCCTGGTGCTGCTGGTGCTATTTCATTTGCTACAACATACAATGCTGATCCATCTTTGGGTCAGATTACAATGTCATTAGATAATGCTGCCACGGGTATTATTACTTCTGGTAGATATAATTATGACATTATATTGAATAATCTTAATAATAATATCAAAACCAAAGTAATAACAGGACAAGCAACTGTAAATTCTACGGTAACTTGAAATGGATGACATAGTTGTCACATCGGAAAATGGTAACGGATTCAACGTTACTAACGTTATCGTGGAAGATGATGGTGGAATTTCTGTTACTGTTGGTGGTGGAGGTGCTGGTACTTCAGGAGTCGGTGACGTGCAAAAATTAACCGAATTACTAGATGTAGACTCAAGCAATTTGTCTACAACTACTAACAAATTTGTCCTGACGTATGACTCAGGAGATAGCAAGTTTAGATTTATAAATCCAGATGACGTAATTGACAGTGCTGTTGGTATAACAACCACCGATCCAGCACCTTCTGGACTAAGCGATGATACAATAGATTACCTAGATGACGTATTAGATAATAAGATTGATCTTGATGGTGGAGAATGGTAGCGTAAATCCCTAAATATAAATGAAGAAATAATACCCTACTCTTATAAGAATGGCTGCTCCAGTAATTCAGTTTAAGAGAGGTCTGTTTGCCAACCTACCAGGACTCCGTGCGGGTGAGCCTGGTTTTACCACGGACAAATACGATCTCTATGTCGGAATAGACTCGACATCATCAAATAATAAATTTTTTGGATCTCATCGATATTGGACAAAGGAAGAGGCTGCTGCTGGTTCTTCTGTCAACCTTGTTGAAGGTTCTGGCAATGGATCTAACTACATCAGTTTAAAGTCTCCTGCAAGTCTAGCTGAGAATTTAACACTAACTTTTCCATCAACAATAACCACAGACGGATATCTGAAGGTTGCTGCTGATGGAAGTTTAACATGGGACGACACCCTAGATGCAACCAGAGTTAACTCGGTTGGTGTAGGTACTGTCGCATTTTTACAATCAACTACAGTAAATGTCTCTTCAGCAGCTACCATTGGTGGTACTCTGACCGCAAGCGGAGGCGTAACTGGAGATGTCACTGGAGACCTTACTGGTGATGTAACAGGTAACGTAACTGGTAACTTAACTGGTGATGTAACTGGAGATGTCACTGGAGACCTTACTGGCGATGTTACAGGTAATGTTACAGGTAATGTAACAGGAGATCTTACTGGTGACGTAACTGGAGATGTCACTGGAGACCTTACTGGTGATGTAACAGGTAATGTAACTGGAAACCTAACAGGTAATGTAACCTCAACAGGTGACAATTCCTTTGGTCAGATTACATCAGACCAGATTAATAATTCTGGTATCGTTACAACTTCGGCAGTCCATTTGGGTACTGAAGGAAATGCGTTAAGATTAACTACAAATACTATATCAGGTCCATCTACATTAACACTTGACCCTGCTGGTGTTGGAGACAACACGGGTACAGTTGTTATTGCTGGTGACCTTCAAGTTGATGGTACACAAACAATCGTTAACTCAACAACAGTTAACGTAACAGATAAGAACATTCAATTAGCCACAGGTGCAGCAAACGATGCTGCTGCTGATGGTGCTGGTATTACTGCTGACTCTGGAGATGGTGATAAGACCTTCCAGTTTGAAGCAACTGGCGACAACTGGGGTTCATCTGAAAACATTAACCTTGCTTCAGGTAAGGTACTTAAAGTTGCTAACACAGAAGTCCTTTCAGGAACTACTTTAGCATCTGCTATTGATGTCTCACTAGATTCACTTGATATTGACGGTGCAACCGATATCGGTGCTGACCTAGAGAACGAAGACTTATTCATCGTTGATGACGGTGCTAGTGGTACTAATAAGAAGATAACTGCTGAAGACATCAAGGATTACATGCTTGGTGGTGGTGCTGGTGCAAACTTTGCTGCTATCAATGTAACTGGAATCAGTACATTAACATTTGCTAAAGCAACAACATTAGCAGTTTCTGGTGTAAGTACATTTAGTGGTGTTATTAATGCAGACCAAGGAGTTCAGGGTGATGTAACTGGAGACGTAACTGGTGATCTTACTGGTAACGTAACTGGTAATGTTACAGGTAACGTAACTGGTGACTTAACTGGAGACATAACTGGTTCTCTTGCTGGTGCTACTGCTAATACGCTTCCAGTTGCTGCTATCGATTTAGATGGTGCTGGTGCTGTTGGTGCTATTGCTGATGCAGACCTCTTCTTAATAGATGACGGTGCTGGTGGTACTAATAGAAAAGCAACTGCTGACCAACTTGTTGATTACATCTTAAAGAATGGTAAAAATGCAACTGACCTAGCAACTATTAAGGTTGTTGGTGTAAGTACATTTGGTGGTATTGTTGATGCTAACGGTGGTCTTAATGCAAGTAGTGTAAAGGTAGAAGACCTTACATCTGGACGTGTTGTTCTTGCTGGTACAGGTGGAGAAATAACTGACAGTGGTAACTTAACATTCGCTTCTGGTACTCTTGGTGTTACTGGTGATGCAACAATCAGTAATGACCTAACAGTTTCTGGTAACCTTGTAATTGATGGTACAACAACCACAATTAACAGTACTACCTTAACTGTTGATGATAAGAACATTGAACTTGGTTCAACTGCTTCTCCTACAGATACTTCTGCCGATGGTGGTGGTATAACTCTGAAGGGTACATCAGACAAGACATTTAACTGGATAGATTCTACAGATTCATGGACATCTTCAGAGAAGATGGATCTTGCTTCTGGTAAGGATTATAACATTGCTGAAACATCAGTTCTTAATGCTACTACTCTTGGTTCAGGAGTTGTTAACTCTAGTTTGACTAGCGTTGGTACTCTTGGAAACTTGACTGTATCAGGTGGAATTACTGGAGACTTAACTGGTGACGTAACTGGTGATATAACTGGTTCTCTTGCTGGTGCTGATACTAATACATTACCACTTGCTGCTATCGACCTAGATGGCGGTACAGAAACATCAGAAGTTGCTGATGTTGACCTCTTCTTAATAGATGACGGTGCTGGTGGTACTAACAATAAAGTTACTGCTTCTACAATTAAGGATTATGTCCTAGGTGGTGGAGACGGTGCTACTTTCACAGCAATTAATGTAAGTGGTATCAGTACTGTTGCTTATGTTGATGCAACACAACTTAAAGTATCTGGAATTAGTACATTCACTGGAGCAGTTAATGCTAACGGTGGTGCTACTGTTTCTGGTGGAGAACTAACTGCTGCTTCTGCAACTGTTCAAGATTTAACAGACAACCGTGTTGTTCTTGCTGGTACAGGTGGTTCTCTTGAAGACAGTGGAAATCTAACCTTTGATGGTTCGACTCTTGCTGTTACTGGTGCTCAAACATTAAGTGGAGATTTAACTGCTAGTTCAGACGTATCTATAACTGGTGCGTTAGATGTAGATGGTGCTACTACCTTAGACGGATTAACCGTTGCTGAAGCTTCAACCTTCACAGGTGCTATTACAGCAAATGGTGGAGTTGTTGGTAACGTAACTGGAGACCTTACTGGTGACGTAACTGGAGACGTGACTGGTGATCTTACTGGTGACGTGACTGGTAATGTAACTGGAGACGTAACGGGTGATGTAACTGGAGACCTCACTGGAGACGTAACTGGTTCAATTTCTGGAGGAACAGTTGCTGGTTCAACTGGTACATTCTCTGGTAATGTTTCAGGTAATCAGTTCGCTACTGGTGCTTCTGGTTCTGCTCTGATTGTTACATCAGACAGTATCACAGGTCCTGCAACATTCTTCCTTGACCCTGCTGGAGTAGGTGATAACACAGGTAGAGTTATAATTAAGGGTGATTTACAGGTTGACGGTACACAAACAATCGTTAACTCAACATCAGTTACTGTTGATGACCTCAACGTAATGCTTGCTGATGGTGCTGCTAATGATGCTGCTGCTAACGGTGGTGGTATTACAGTTCAATCGGGTGACGGAAATAAGACATGGCAATATTCATCATCAGGCGATAACTTCACATCATCTGAGAACATTGACATTCAGTCAGGTAAAGTTCTTAAGATAGACAATACAGAAGTTTTAAGTGCTACTGCACTTTCATCTTCAGTTGTTGTTGATGTTGCTTCTGTTAATATTGACGGTGCTACCGATATCGGTGCTGACATCGTTGATGCTGACTTACTACTAATTGATGACGGTGCTGGTGGTACTAACAGAAAGACCACAGTTGCACGTGTTAAAGACTACGTATTAGGCGGTGGACAGGGTGCTAACTTCAGTGCCATTAACGTATCTGGAATGACAACATCCCAGAGTGTTGATGCTGAACAGTTAGACGTATCTGGTATATCATCACTTGGTCAGGTTTCTGCTAACACAATTAACGTTACAGGAATTGTTACTGCTTCTGACTTTAGAGCAGCAAGTGTTAAGAAAGTCAACGGTGGATTAATTCCTTTAGTTGGTGTTTCTTCTGCTACTCACGCTGGTATTGTTACTGCATTTAAGTTCAACGGTACTGGACTTGAAGAGTTTAAGGTTGAAGACGAGATGGCAACTATCACCATTAGTGGTGTTGCTGCATCGACTTACACAACAAACCAGACAATAACTGCTGTACAGAACCAAACAACATTTACGTTCGGTGCTGGATACACAGACGGATTCGTTGATGTTTACTTAAACGGTGTTCGCCTAGTCGCAGGTACTGACTTTACAGCACAGGATGGAGCAACAGTTGTTCTTGATTCTGGATCAAATGCTGGTGATGAAGTTGAAATCGTATCATTTAAAGAAATCGGAGATATATTCTCTGTTCATTCTTTAAAGACTAGCGGAGACTTAATTGTTACTGGAATCGCTACCGCAACAGGATTCAGTGGTAACTTGACTGGTGTTGCTGTAACTGCAACAAACTTCACTGGTGATCTAACTGGTGACACAACTGGAACACACACGGGTAACGTAACTGGTGCTGTAACTGGTAACGTAACGGGTAACTTAACTGGTGACGTAACTGGAGACGTGACTGGTGATCTTACTGGTGACGTAACTGGAGACGTGACTGGTGATGTTACAGGTAACGTAACTGGTAACCTAACTGGTGACGTAACTGGATCTATCACAGACACAGGCGATTCTACAATTGCTTACCTTAACTCTACAACGGTTAATGTAGGTGCTGGTTTAACTGTAGGTGGTGCTCTTGATATTAACGGTGGTGCTAACATCACTGGTGGTGAAACAACTATCGGTTCTCTAACAGTCTCTGACTTGACTGAGGGTCGTGTTCTTCTCGCTGGATCAAACGGTGCTGTTGAGGACAATAACACCTTAACATACTCAGGTGGTACTCTAAATGCAACTAACCTGAATGTCTCTGGTAACCTCACAGTTGACGGTACAACAACTCAGATTAATACAACTAACACAACCATTGAGGACGTGTTACTTGAACTTCAAGTTGTTGACGGTGGTGCTTTAAGTAACGATACTAACAAGGACGTTGGTATTGTGATGAACTACTATGACGGATCTGCTAAGAAAGCAGCGATGTTCTGGGATGACTCTGCTGGACGCTTTGTGTTCGGTGATGAAGTCACTGAGACATCTGGAGTCATGAGTTCCATAAGTTACGCTGGTCTAGAAGTTGGTTCTCTATACTTAAATGACTGTGCTGGTGCTTCACAGGTTATCTCCTGTAGCGGTACTACACGATCACTTGAGAACATAACCATTGACGGTGGATCGTTCTAAAAGACGCTCATAAAATTCACATATATAAGGGGACTACACAGTCCCCTTTTTTATTATGGATCCAGAAGTACAAGCATTATTAAACGTATATCAGAAACGTTTGAGTGATTCACAAGCACAGTCTATTGCATATGAAGCAAAGATAATGGTGTTGAATACTCAGATACAGCAGATGGGAGAAGCAATAACTCAATTACAATCAGCACCTCCACCAGCACCAGTAAGTAGGAGTCCTATTATACAACCAGAACCTGAACCTACACCTGAACCACCAAAGGTAAAGGCAGTACCTGCATCTAAGGCAAAGAAAGCACCTAAAAGTAGGACGTTAAGGAATCAAAAACCTGCTGCAAAGAGTGCTGCTGCTGATGCTGGAACATTTTAAAGAAGAACAATTAATATTTTACGTAGCAATACCTGGTAGTGGTTGGTCAAAACTATCACTGCTACTATCTTGCTGTAAAAAATTAAATCTTAATAATACTGACAGGTCTATAGAAAGACAGGAATGTGGTAAGAATGGAGTACCTGAAATAATACATCATAAGGGTGCTTACTGGGATCCTATGATGGAGTTTGGTGATGGGTTTGATGATATTGGTAAGAACTATACTAAGCAAGAGTTTATAGAGGAATGTTTAAAACCATTTCAAGAACATGATGATAGGAACTATCTTATCAGATCTCATTTCTTTGCTGAGACTCATAACCTTAACTGGTTAACAGAGAACTTCCCTAACAATAAGATTATATGTGTTCTTAGAGAAAGGCAGTTAAGTTTAGAAGGTTGGTATTCTGGTATGACCTTTACTGGTAACTATCCCCAGTACAAAGCATGGATGGAATGGGAGCATAGGCATGATGATGACCACCCATCACATAAAAAGAAACTATGGTCTTTGATACAAAGACATGATAAGATGTTAAGGCAATGGGTATTGGAAAATGATAGTAGGGTATATGTAATAAATCCCAATAGAAGATTCTTAAATGATCTAGACTATTCTTGGGATAGAGAAGGCATAGAAGAATATAATAAACTGATGCTAATACACCAGTTTTATAAATGTGATTATCCACATTACGATTCACCTTTTGTATTGTACAACTGTAACGACTTATGGTAAGAGATGAGCAATTAGTATTCTTTCTTGGTATACCAGGATCAGGATGGGCAAAGATAGACTCTTTGTTAAGGTGTTGTAGTAACTTTAAATTTAGTATGTCAGACTACAACGAAGACCGTTGTATGAAGCATGAAGGAAGATATTACATTGAACACAAAGGTCATTTCATAGGACCTGGTATGACATATGGTGAGAAGTTTGATGATATACCTGAGAACTATACTAAGGAAGAGTTCATACAAGAGTGTATTAAACCGTATGAGGATATCAATGATAAAGATAACTATATGATCAAGTGTCATTGGTTCTGTGAGGAACATAATATACGTTGGTTGTTTAAACATTTTCCCAATAATAAGTACATATGTGTACTAAGGGATAGAGACCTCTGTGATGACCGTTGGCTGACCTCTATGACGTTTGATAAGGATTACCCTAGATATACTGCTTGGATGGTTAAGGACGATCCTGGCGAGTCTGCTGGTGTAGGTAATCACTGTAAGGAGAATGAAGATAACTTTAAAGAGATAAATCATAGACATAATGTACAGTTAAGAGCGTTTGTAAGACGTACAAAGAACTCAGTTATTATATCTCCTACTAGGTTTACTTTAGGTAAGATGGGGTTTGTGTGGGATAAGAATGGTGAGTTTGAATACACTGCATATATAAGAAACTACTGTGTAGATTATTCAATCTATACCAGATCCCCCAGTTGGGATACTGCTATTGCATTTATTAATTGTGAGGATGAAATAGGTTATGGGATCTAAGTATGTCGAAAAGAAACCAATATTGTTAATGTGTATAGGTACAGGATGGAGTGCTACAAGTCCACTGTATTACACTTTAGGAGATTGGAATAGATATTGTCATTGTGGAATTGCAAAAGAAAACAAATATCTGGAACATATACATCTTTATAACAACAAAGAATTTTTCCTGTTAGACAGGAAAAAAGTATCTTTTCGTAGAGTGCTGCATGCATCCTTGCGTGATGAGGTAGAAGATGAACAATTTAAAGAGTTTGGATTGAGGACTAGACCCAAACAAGTAACCTTTAAATCGAAAGTTAATAGAAAATGGAGTAAAGATTATCTTAGTGATTTTTTAGCACAACCACATACATTTGAAAAATTTATTGATTACTATAAGAAACTTTGGAATAGAATAGTTGGGAATGGTAAATATCATGCAGTATCAGACTTTACAGTTCAAAATATTTACTTTCCAGAAAAATTCGTAAAGGAGTTTGCAAATGAAATAAGAAATCATTTTGATGTTAAAATAATTATAACTTGTAGGGATCCTGTCAGAAGGTCATGGTCTCAAAATCAATTTAGATGGTTCCAAAGAGGAAAAAAGTTTCAATGTCAAGATCCTTGGCATTTATATTGGCAGTCTTTATTGGCTAATGATATAAGTTATAATTATGAGGATATAGATTTTATAACTTTATATACAGAAGGTTATAGGAGATGGTCTGAGGCATTTGGTAAAGAGAATGTCCACGTAACGGTTATGGAACAACTATGGGAACGTAATGGTGACAAATGGGGTGGTAAAGAAGCAATGGAAAAACTGTCAGACTTTATAAATTATAAAATAACTGATATGTTTCCTAATGTATATGTTCCTGATATGAAATCTAAAGCACCTAAACTTGAATATCTATCAGATCAATGGATGAGTGATCAAGTAGATTTAACTTACGAACAGGAGCAAGTAGCAAGACGTTTAATGGATAAAGCATATACTGAGTGGGAACGTGTGTTTGGTTCCATACCTAAAGAATGGATGACTTTAGACAAAGTTAAAGTTCCTAAGTTAAATACATCAGATCAAGAACAACAATTGACAACACTTATGGAAGTAATGGAGTTTGATCCCCTTTGTAAACCCACATCAGAGAAGGGTATAAAGTGGTTAGAAAAAAAAGGAAATGGAGACACTATATCTTCATTATATCTAAGTAAACCATCAGTATGAATTAAATTATGGGAACCAAGTACAAAATCAATCTGAAAAATAAACCAACATTGTTCATGTGTATTGGGACAGGTTGGAGTGGTACAAGTCCACTGTATTACACTTTAGGAGATTGGAATAGATATTGTCATTGTGGGCATTTAAAAGAAAACAAATATCTAGAGCACATATTTCATTATAATATTAAAGATTATTACACTTTAGATAAGAAGAAGGTAACATTTCGTAGGGTAATGCATGAGACCTTCCGTGATGATCCAGATAATGAAAAATTTATGGAGTTTGGTTTAAGAGATAGACCATCACAGGTGATGTATACATCAGGTGCTAATGAGCATTGGACTAGAGAATATACTGATAAATTCTTCTCACAACCACATACATTTCAAAAATATATTAATTATTATAAACTTCATCATGAGAATGTAGTTGAAAATGGGGAATACCACGCAGTATCAGACTTTACAGTTAATAACATTTACTTACCAGAAGACTTTGTAAAACTCTTTGCAGATCAAGTAAGGGAAATTTTTAATGTTAAGATAATTATAACATGTAGGGATCCTGTTAGAAGGGCATGGTCTAAGAATCAATTTAGATGGTTCCAAAGAAAGAAACGTGGTGGATGTCAGGATCCTTGGCATTTATATTGGCAATGTTTATTGGGTAAGAATACACATTTATGTGGTCATGAGATGGATGTTATAACTTTATATACAGAAGGTTATAGGAGATGGTGTGAAGCGTTTGGTGAAGAGAATGTCCATATGACAGTGATGGAAGAACTATGGGAACGTAATGGTGACAAATGGGGTGGTAAAGAAGCAATGGAGAAACTATCAGATTTTATAGGATATAAGATAGATGATATGTTTCCAAATGTTTACGTTCCTGAGATGGGATCTAGAGCACCTAAACTTCCAAATCTGTCAGACCAGTGGATGAGTGACCAAGTAGATCTAAGCCATCAGCAACAACAAGTAGCTAGATGTATAATGGATGAGGCATATACTGAGTGGGAACGTGTGTTTGGTTCTATACCTGAATCATGGATGACTATGGACACAGTTAAAGTTCCTAAGTTAAATGAAATGACTGAAGAAGAAACTTCAAAAGCACTTGAAGAGATCATGAGAATTGATCCAGGATGCATACCTACGTCTGATGAAGCTGTAGATATGTTAAACAATAATAAGTGGCACACCTAATGGATTCGTATTTTAATGGAGTTTGGCAAGACCAAGATTTTAAATCTCTTAAGTATTCTGGCTATCAGTTGGTCGATTATGTTAATGCTAAAAAACCTACTAGGGTATTAGATGTTGGGTGTGGATTTAATAAATTCAAAGGCAAAATAGATCACCTTTGGGGTATAGATCCATACAACGATGCTGCTGATGTTAAGTGTTCTATCGAAGGATATGATGGTCCTATGGTAGATATTGCTTTATGTTTAGGTTCTAT